TTCCTTTAGCAATATCTTTATTAGTAATTATTTATTTTTTATCTATAAGTAAAAGATTATGCAAATAATATTAATAATATTAGTTTGGGAGTTAATAAAAGAAATTATAAAAAGAATAATAAAAAGTCAACTATGAAAGGCGGAGAAATAAAAGGATTAGAAAACAGTAGAGCAATAAAAATGGTAGATATTGAAACAAAAGAAGCAACTGAATTTAGGTCAATAGCTTATGCGGTTAGAAAAACAGGAATAAATGAACACGCTATTCGTACCGGCTTAAACCCAATACAAAAGAAACGATTTGAAGTCAACGGCCGGGTAGTATGCTTCCGGGTAATAAAATAAATATGATAAGAGTTATTAATTTTAGCGGCGGAAAGACAAGTGCTTTAATGACGATTATGAATTATCGACCAGGCGACTTAGTTATTTTTGCAGATACCGGTCGCGAACATCAAAAGACTTATAAGTTTATAAACGACTTTGAAGCGTTTGAAAATATTCCAATTATTCGCATTCAATATGAGGGCGGATTTAGGGGTATGTTAGAACATAATAAATGGAAACATATACCTAATAGGGTTAAACGCTCTTGCACCATTGAATTAAAAATAAAAACGGCTAAACGTTGGTTGAGGGCTAATTACGGAAAGCAAAAATATGAATGGTTAGTAGGATTTAGAGCTGACGAAGAAAGACGAGTTAAAGGATATGAACAACGACAAGCCTATATAATACCTAAATTTCCTTTGTATGAAGCCGGAATTGATAAAGCTTATGTAAATGAATATTGGAAGAATAAACTATATACATTAGAAATTCCCGCTATTTTAGGTAATTGTACTTTATGTTTCCTTAAAGGTAAAAATGCAATCATAAATATTTTACGCTCCTACCCTGAACTTGCTAAAGAATGGATTGAAGATGAGGAATTAAGCAAACTTAAAGGGGCCGGACATACTTACTTTCAAGACACAACTTATAAGAATTTGTTAATGATTGCGGATAATAATCTATTTAAGGGCCAGGAGTTAGAAAGCATAAATCCGGCATTTAATTGTTCATGTACAAGTTAATCCCTAATTTTGCTATATGGCATTAATAACAATTCCTAAACTAACTGCAAAGGCTCAAAAGATATTTAATGCTTACATTAGGCAAAGAGATAGCGATAACGGGTATTTTAATTGTATTAGTTGCGGACAAACTAAAGATGTTTCAGTAATGGACGCGGGGCATTACGTTCCGGTTAAAGGAAGTTCAGCTTTAAGGTTTGATGAGTATAATGTAAACGGAGAATGTAAAAGTTGCAACGGATTTGACCAATTTCATTTAATAGGTTATAAAAGAAATTTAATAGATAAAGTTGGAGAACGCAAAGTAATTGAGTTGGAGCAACAACATAGACTTATAAAGAAATGGTCACGAACAGAATTAAATGAGATAATTGAAAGATACAAGTAACATATACGAAACCATAAAAGAGGTTAAAATGGTAAACGGATATTTCGGGTATGTTTTTATTATCGAAGAAATAAACCATTTTGTTTATGGGGAAACTAAAGAAGAAGCATTTAACTTTGTAGCTGATTATATAAACAAATACTATGGCGAAACTAACGACAAACGGGAAAACAACTTTCGGGAAAAGAAAGTGCGGAAAAGCAAAAAAGAGTTATAATAAACACTCTCCAAAACCTAAACCATATAAAGGACAAGGAAGATAATGAAAGATACCTATTGTAAAAGATTATACAAGTGCAAATGTGCAACCATTACGGAAGCTTATGTTTGGTTAATGCAATTACCTAAGCATAAAGTTAAGTGCGATAAATGCAGCAAATTATTAGGGTTTGAAAGCCTTAAGGTTGACAAGGTTAACAAGTCAGCTTCAATAAGAACACCAACTAAAAATAGATAAATGAGAATAACCGACATTAAACCGAATCCAAACAACCCCAGGATCATAAAAGATAATAAGTTTAAACTATTAGTTAAGTCTATTCAGGAGTTTCCTGAAATGTTAGAACTAAGACCAATAGTAATAGATGAAAACAATATAGTATTGGGTGGCAATATGAGGCTAAAGGCCTGTATTGAAGCCGGACTTACTGATGTGCCTGTTAAGGTGGCAACCCTAAGCGAGCAGCAAAAGAAAGAATTTATAGTAAAAGATAACGTAGGATTTGGCGAGTGGAATTGGGACGACTTGGCGAATAATTGGAACGTTGAAGAATTAACTGATTGGGGATTGGACATACCAAACTTTGAGCCGGAAATATTAGAGGCTGAAGAAGATGATTTTGCGGTGCCTGACGGCGGAAGCGAAACGGACATAGTTTTAGGAGATTTATTTGAGATTGGAGAACATAGATTGCTTTGTGGGGATAGTACGCAAACAGATACATATATTAAATTAATGAATGGACTTTTAGCTGATATGGTTATAACAGATCCACCTTATAATGTTGCTTTAGGAATGGAAACTAAAGAACAAGCAAAAGCAAGAAATAGAAGAACTGATGGTTTAGTTATTCAAAATGATAAAATGAGTAACGATGACTTTTATAAATTTTTGTATGATTTTTATACTGCTTTATCTACTTCGGTAAAAAAAGGCGGATCAATTTATGTATGGTATGCGTCAAGTGAGGTTGTAAATTTTGTTTCAGCAATGGTAGATGCTGGTTGGCTTTATAAGCAAGAATTGATTTGGAATAAAACATCTATGATAATGGGAAGACAAGACTATCAATGGAAGCACGAACCTTGTTTATATGGTTGGCTTGATGGAGCAAGTCATAATTGGTATTCAGATAGAAAGCAAACAACTATAATAGATTTTGACAAGCCTACAAGAAATGGCGAACATCCTACTATGAAGCCTATTGGATTATTTGCTTATCAAATACAAAATTCATCAAAAAGTAATGATATTGTAATTGATTCATTTGGAGGTTCAGGAACTACAATGGTAGCTTGTCATCAATTAAATAGAAAAGGATATTTAATAGAGTTTGACCCTAAGTACTGCCAAGTGATTGTTGACCGAATGAAAAAGTTAGACCCGGCTTTGGTAATCAAGAAGAACGGAGTACCTTTGTAAAAAGTGAAAATAAAGTGAGATTATGGCAAACGAACAGAATTTAGTACCATTTGAGAAAGGAAAGCCAGGTGGCCCAGGTAGGCCTAAGGGAGTTCCTAATAGCAAAACCCGTTTACTTAGATTATTGGAATTAGTACAAATAAAGAATAACCCAATAACCGGAGAAAAGGAAGAATTTAGTGTAGCTGAACAATTAGACTTAGTTGTGCTTCAAAAGGCATTTAAAGGCGATTTAAGGGCTTATCAGGAATTAATGGATAGATTAGAGGGTAGGGCAAAACAATCGACCGAATTGGAAGTTACCGGATCAATGACAATTAATTGGGAAGAAAAGAAAACATACGTTGAAAATAAGGGCAGCCTATAATGGAACTATCCATAAAACAAACTATTGCTCTCGATTTACTCGAGGATAAAACAACAAGCGAAATACTTTTCGGTGGCGGGGCCGGTGGTGGCAAAACTGCATTGGGTTGTTATTGGCAACTAAAACAAAGATTGAAGTACCCAGGTACACGCGGCCTTATTGGTCGGGCCGTACTTAAAACACTAAAGGAAACTACCTTAGTTTCATTCTTTCAAGTAGCTAAAATGCAAGGGTTAGAAGCCGGGAAGCATTATAAATACAACGGCCAATCAAGTCAAATAGAGTTCTTTAACGGATCAACTATTCTATTAAAGGATTTATATTCTTACCCAAGTGATCCTAACTTTGATGAATTAGGTTCGTTAGAGATTACCGACGCATTTATAGATGAAGCTAACCAGGTAGATGATAAGGCCCGTAACATTATCAAATCAAGAATTAGATTTCAGTTAGACCAAAACGACTTAGTTCCCAAGATACTTTATACTTGCAACCCGGCAAAGAATTGGACGTATTCCGAATTTTATAAGCCTCAACAAGACGGCTCAATAGCACACAATAAAAAGTTTATCAGTTCGTTAATAGACGATAATCCTTTTATATCTAAGCACTATAAAGAGAACCTTTTAACCTTAGATAAAGTCAGTAAAGAACGTTTACTAATGGGTAATTGGGAATATTCCAATGATCCCGCTCAACTTATAGATTATGAAAAAATACTTGATGTTTTTAGGAGCGACTATTTACCTATTGGTTCACCTTATATTAGTTGCGATGTTGCTCGCTTTGGTAGTGATTCCACTGTTATTGGTATATGGAGCGGAATGCGTGTTAAATTACATCAATACAAAGGGAAGTCGGTTGTTGAAGTCGCTGAAATAATAAAGAAGTTTCAAAGTGAGTATCAGGTGCCAACTTCAAGTATTGTAGTAGATGAGGACGGAGTAGGTGGTGGAGTTTGTGATATTCTTAGGTGCAAAGGGTTCGTAAACAACTCAAGGGCGTTAGATAACCCAATAACAAAGAGTAAAGAGAATTACGACAACTTAAAATCACAATGTTATTATAAGTTAGCCGAGTTAATAAACGATAGTAAATTATATATCAATTCGGACGGAACACAAAAACAAAAGATAATAGAAGAGTTGGAACAGGTAAAACAAAAGTCGGTTGATAATGACGGAAGCAAAGGAATAATTCCTAAAGATAAAGTGAAAGTTTTGATAGGTCGCTCTCCTGACTTTTCTGATTGTTTAGCTATGAGAATGATATTTGAATATACTCCAAAGTTTGTAGTTAGTGTATTCTAATATAAAATCTTTAACTTTGACTAAATTGTACATTTATGGGATTATTTGATTTCTTTAGTAAAAAGAAAGTAAACACTTTATTTCCGAATATACCTTTATCAGCACAGGTAGCGATACAACACGGGATAGTAACCTGGCAAGGACAAAATGCTCAAGCTTACATTCGCGACGGCTACCAATCAAACGATATAGTTTATTCAATAGTAAAATTAATTACTGACAAGGCAAAATTGGCTCCATTCCACGTTTATAAAATAGTTGACCAAACGGCGGCAAAAAGATATAAGTCTTTAATGAAGCAGCCGGACAAGATAGAGAATTGGAATGAGGTAACACAATTACACAAAAAAGCATTTGAATTATACGACGGAGATTCTCGATTAAACGAATTACTTAAATACCCTAATGGCGAGGACACTTGGGCAGATTTAGTAGAACAATGGTGCGGATTTAAACTATTGACAGGTAATTCTTTTATTTATGCTAAAATGATTGAGGGCGGAGCCAATGACGGCAAACCTTTTGAACTTTTTGCTTTACCGGCTCAATTTATGGCTATTGTTGCTGACATTGAAGCGTTCCCGCCTGTTAGAGTTGGTTATCAACTTTATTATGGTAAAATGTGGACGTTTGATACTAAAGAAATATTACACGATAAATACTTTAATCCTTATTGGACAGTTACCGGAAATGAACTTTACGGACAATCTCCTTTAATGGCAGCGGCAAGAACATTGACAAGAAGTAACGAAGCTAAAACGGCTGCGGTTGCTTCATTCCAAAATGGTGGCCCGGCCGGAGTTTTATTTATGAACGATGATAGATTTGATCCTACAAGTGGAACGCAACAAGCCCAGGCGTTAAAGAAATCAATCAGCGAGAAAGGTGGTTCAAGTAATTTTAATTCTATTGCGGTATCAGGTTATAAAGTAGATTGGAAACAAATCGGTTTATCTCCTGTTGAGTTAAACATTATTGAAAGTGAGAAATGGGATATGAAGTCGCTTTGTAATATTTACGGAGTGCCAAGTCAGTTGTTAAATGACGCTGATAACAAAACTTATAACAATCAAAGAGAGGGCGAAAAGGCCTTAACGTTACGTTGTGCCATTCCTTTATTAGACGGCATTGCGGAAAATATGAATAGGAAATTGCATAGCGATTGGGGTTATAAGGGAACTAACGTTTATATAGGTTATGACATTCAAGTCTATCAAGAATTAGAAGCTAACAAAGCGGAGCAAGTTGCTTGGTTAGACGCTGCGTGGTGGATTTCTCCGGCCCAAAAAATGGAGATAATGGGCATTAAAAATCCTGATTACATTCCGGCAGAAGAACTACAAAAACTTTATGTTCCAAGTAGTTTGCAAACTATTGACCAATTCCAACCTTTGGACATTCCAATGGAAGTAACACCTAAAAAGCCT